ATGAAGCTACTGTCTGATGAAGAGGATCAGCACAGTAAGCTGGTCCTCATCGGCATAAATCGCGCCGGTCAATCGCTAATCGATCATGGTGAAGATCTGCTGCATCGTGTGGAGAACATTCGATTTGGTCGCACCAACATCGAGCGAATTGTTGCTTTGATTGAACGAGGGCAACGAGCGTTGAACTGTACCTTTGCCGCCGCCGAAGCGTTGGCCGAGGAAGCTGAGGGTAGTTTTGCAATGGCGCAGGTTCTCTGTCACGAAGCTTGCTTGCAAGCCGACGTGTTGGAGTCCGGCAGTACTAACGTGCAGGTGACGGCTAGTGTTCCGGCTATTCGTGAAGCTGTAATCCGTGAATTGTCACCGGCATTTTTCCCGGCCGCACGTGATTTTTCTACCGGCAATAAGCTACGCCGGGAGGGGCGTGCTCCGTATCTTCATCTGCTGAAGTGGCTGTCGAACACTGCCGAGGGAAGCCTGGATACTAGGGAAGCGCTGCGTGCAAACCCCGCGCTCAAGGGCAGCGTGTCGCAAGTGATCGAAAAAGGCCATCTTTCGACTTTGCTGGATGGTAATGAACGTCTCTCGAAACTGCTCCATTTCGACGAGCGAAGCCAGCTCCTCAGCTCAGAGGATCCAAAGTTTCTGTATTTTATTCGACACCTAATCTGGTCGAAATTTGCACGTCAAGTCGGTTACGACAAGATTGATTTTGCGTCAAAGTACGATTTCGCTCTGTCGTTTGCTGGTGAGGATCGGGACGTGGCAAAACTTCTCTTTGACAAGCTGCAAGCTCATGAAATGCAGGTGTTTTACGACGAGCAGGAGTCGCATCGCATTCTCGGGAATGATGTTGAGCAGTATCTTGAGCCGATCTATCGTACGGAGGCAAGCTATGTTCTGCCTATCGTCAGTCCAAAATACCCGGTCAAAGTCTGGACGAAATTCGAATCGGATCAATTTAAGGACCGATTTGGCAGCAACTCGGTAATCCCGGTATTTCTCAACGATTTTCGCCCTACGCAATTCGATGTGACTGGGTCGGTTGGCTACCTGGCAATCAGCACAGGTGAGCATCTTGCGTCGGACGCTGAGCGAGCGGTCGATAGCTTGTGCCGGAAGATTACTGAAGAGCGCGCCGCACGTGATGCTATTGATGACGCGGAGCAACCCGATCTCTTCGATCAGTAAGCCAGTTTTGTCGCGTTCATGGGTGCCGTTGTTCGTTGAGGCGAGCCAGCGAGTTGGCGATAGAAACGCAACGTCAATTCTGCGAGGGCGCCGGGGCAGGTCACCCTCTCTGCGTAGCCGTCGCTCCAGCCCGGACGCTGGGAGTCGTACCACTCGCGGGCTACGGCTTCGAACGAGTTTGTCGCCGCGATTTCCGCTGCCCGTTTGGCTTCCTTCTTCGCCTCGCCCGGATCGATGCCGGCAGCGAGCTGCTCGCCGGCCTCGTCACGCTTCTTTCGCGCCGCTGCCAGAGTGACGGCCGGATAGGCGCCTAGGGCAAGAAGTTTCTGTTTGCCAAGGAAGCGGTAGGACAGGCGCCAGTATTTCGCGCCGTTCGGCTGGACAAGCAAAAACATCCCGTTGCCGTCCGTGAGTTTGTACGGGGTCGCGCTGGCCTTCGCGTTCCGTACCCGTATGTCAGTGAGAAGCATTGTTGGTATCTGTGTTGTTGGTACCTGCAGATACCAACAAAAATACCAATACCTTCGTTGGCTGTCACTGAGCGATCTTTGCTAACGATAGGACCTAGAGAACCGCCAGACGGGCTTGAGCGGGGGATTTCTTGTGAATCTTGGGGGAGGTTTGGGGCTTGGCTGGTCCCCCCGACAGGAATCGAACCTGTATCTAGCGCTTAGGAGGCGCTTGTTCTATCCATTGAACTACGGGGAGCGGATAGTTTGAGCGGGATGGGCTGAGTCCTTGTGGATCAGGCGCTTAGCCTTGTCCCGTGTGCCTTTCCGGGATTTTCGTCTTTCCGCGCATGACGCGAAATGACGGGTTGTGAAGCATAGTTTAACGCCCCGCCTGCTACAATTCTGCTACAAATCGACCCTGTAGCAGCGTATGTGGATGACGCATTGCTACAGTCCACAAACGGGGTGTTTCATGGCTTCGATCCTCAAGATCGGCGACCGCTGGCGTGCTCAAGTCCGCCGGCGGGGACAGAGTATAGCAAAGACGTTTCGAACCAAGGGCGCGGCCGAAGCATGGGCGCGAGAGATCGAGGGCGGTATCGACAAGGGGCAAGCCGCCGTCGACGAGCAGACGATCACGGTCGGCGAGTTGGTGCGTTTGTATCGAAACGCTCGCAACGATTCCGGGCGACCGGTCGCCGAGAAGTCGAACGAAGACTACATGCTGAAGCGGCTGGAAAGTCACTTTGATGACGAGGTGGCTGCGAAGCTGTCGACCAAACGACTCGTGAAGTTTGCGCAAGAGCGGAAGAAGGAAGGGGCGGGGCAGTACACGATCGACATGGATATCTCCAAGCTCGGGACCGTGTACAAGCATATGGCGTCGCTTCTCGACCTGAGATTGCCGCATGCGCCTAGCATCGCACGGCCGACTCTCGACCACCTGCAGCTTATCGGCCCCGGCAAGCATCGCGATCGCCGGCCGACTCGCGACGAGATCGTGAAAATCTTCCAGTGGTTTGCAGAACATCCCGAACGGGAGCAGGCGGTGCCGGATGTGATCCGAGTTGCAATGAACAGCGCATTCCGGCGGGGGGAGCTGTTTCGGCTGACGTGGTCGGATCTCGACGTCGAGCGTCGGCTCGCGCTCGTCCGTGATCGCAAACACCCGCGACAGAAGAAGGGTAACGATGAATGGGTGCCGCTGATCGGCGATTCGCTCGAAGTGTTGCTGCGTCAACCGCGATATCCGGTGCCACCAGCATACGAGGCGAAGCGTAAGGCTGATCCGACGATCGAGCCGCATCCGAACGAGTACATCTTCCGATTCAGCAAAAGCACGGCCAGCAAGTATTTCAAGCAGGCGTGCGATGCGAAAGGAATCGTTGATTTGCACCTGCATGATCTGCGGCACGAGGCAGCCAGCGCGCTGTTCGAGGCCGGTTGGCAGATTCCCGAGGTCGCTACTGTTACCGGACATAAGGACTGGCGCAACCTCAGGCGGTATACAAACTTGCAGCCGAAAAGTGTCGCGATCAAGGGCAGGTTGGTCGAGCGAGCGGTGTTGTCTGATGTGCCGACTGAATGACCGCGAAATGGCTCGGCAAGTTGGTGCGCGTTTCCCTATAATAGAGTCATTGTATGCACCATGTGCATGAACGCATTGATTTTAAAGGGAAAAAATGGATCACGCTCTGATCGATCTCGTGGTTTCGTTGGCGCATCAGGGGGTCAAGGGTGATAGTCGAGCATTTCAACTTCGCCTTCGGCGCGCTGTCAGCCGTTTGCGCGACGCCGAGCCCGAGCTTGCTGGGCGATTGATCGACGTACTGTCAGAAGGGACTGCTCCAACGAGAGAGGTCTATGCTTTTCAGTCGGAGGTGGAGCATGGCCGCGACAGGGCGGGTGGTACAGGTGCCGGTGGTGCCCCTGATGGGCCGTTAAAGGCACGTCGGGAGGTGGCGCCTACGCAAAGTTTCGCGGTTGAATCCGGAATCCCGACCCAAGTGCCAGTAGATGGTGACAGTCGTCAGACCTTGGTGACTGTCACCAACCCGACTATCGAGGAGGCGGAGTGTCCAGCATGGGCGGAGTCCGTGGGAGTTCCCGTAAGCCAACTGATTCGCGAATGGGACCTCGCGAGTGAGTTGCGGGATAACGGCCTCAGTCCGAGTAAATCGGTTTTGATGGAGGGACCGCCGGGGGTCGGCAAGACGATGACGGCAACTTGGATTGCTGCTCGGCTCCAGCTACCTCTTCTGACACTTGATCTCTCAACTGTCATGAGCAGTTTTCTCGGAAAGACAGGGAACAATATCCGAGCAGTGATTGACTTTGCACGCAGCTTTCCTTGTGTCCTGCTACTGGATGAATTCGATTCTATTGCAAAGCGTCGGGACGACGAGACTGACGTTGGGGAGCTGAAGAGGCTGGTCACTGTATTGCTGCAGTCAGTCGATAGCTGGCCAGATACCTCCCTACTGATAGCCGCGACCAACCACGAGGAGCTCTTGGATCCCGCCGTGTGGCGCCGTTTCGATCTGGTCCTAAGCTTTGATTTGCCAGATGCCACCGCAATTGAGAAATTCATGATTTCTCGGGGGGTAAAGGCCGACTTTTCGCGTGTCGCATCAGCTTTGCTTCGCGGGCAGACGTACGCACGTATCGAAAAAATTCTGAATATTGCTCGGAAGGCATCGGTGCTCGACCGTCGTTCCTATGAAGAGTGTCTATGTCAGGCGATCGTGGCGCAAATGAAGAAATCTCTTGCGGACGATGATGCAATGGAGCTAGAGTTAATTTCGCTTCATTTGCAAGGGTTGTCGCAGCGCGCAATTGCGGCACGTCTCAAGATGGCGCACACGACTGTCGGTAGACATATAAAGGCAATTTTCGGGGAAAAGGATGGCCGATAAAAATTTACTTATAGGGTACGGCGAAACATTAGTTGAGCCTGTAAAGCTGAAGCGAGGCGGCGGAGCGAAGCGCTATCCATACGAATTTTCGGAGATGCGCGGTCGACTTTCCAAGCAGATAAAGACCGTGATCCAGCAGGTCAAGCAGACGGACGAGAAAATCGCTCCTAAGGGAGAGTCGGTCGTCGAAATGACCCTGCATCCAGCATTTTTGGCGAAAAGTTATTTTCCTCAGCAGTTGTTGAACGAATTCGGTCTTCGTCACGTCGGTAGCCGCGGTCGCTTTGTTCATCCTGAGGTTTCCTTGCGCAAGGATGAACCCCCTGAAGGTGAGGCCGCTCCGGTTTTATTTGTCGCGGGGAGTGCCGAGAACTTCGAGGCTATGGAGTCCAGTCTTAAGGAAAAAGGACTCCCGAAGTTATTTCAGGATGATTTCAGGAAAATAGAGAATTTCGAAATTTTCCACGCAGAACAGAAGGTGAAGTGGATCGACTCCGATGCTGATTTGGTGAGCCTCGAAGTTGTGCTTCACGCGGCGGCTCATCAGAGCTACATTCTCGAGAGTTTCGTTGAATGGGCGGAGCAGTGTGGCGGGGAAGTATTTGTTGATAAGGCCATATTCGTCCCGGGATTGACATTTTTGCCCGTGAACGTGAGCCGCAATAATGTTGTTGAGCTTGCGAAGTTCTCTTTTGTGCGTGCAGTTCGAAGCCTTGCCCCGTTAAGGGTAAGCCGGCCCGTCGCCGTGCGGAATGTTCAAGGAGGGGATGCGGTATCACTTCCAGAGGAAGCTGAACTCGACCCCAGCGTATCGGTCGCCATCTTCGATGGGGGCATTGGGCATGCAGATCTGTCTAAGTGGGTCGATGAATATACGTGGCCCGATACGAAAGTTACGGCGGCAAATCTATTGCTGCATGGTAATACCGTGACTACGACGGTTCTGTTTGGTGAGGGTTCCGCAAAAAAAGCAGTTATGCCACGGCCATTTTCTCGTGTCCGTCATTATCGTGTTCTTGGAAAAGATAGCGGTGGTGACCCTGATCTTTTTGATGTATTGAGAAAGATTGACTGGGTTTTGATAAACGAGCAACCGCAGTTTATGAACCTGAGCTTAGGGCCGTGCATACCGATCGATGACGATGATGTGCACGTCTGGACGACATTGTTAGATCATCGCCTGTCAAATGGTCGAACTTTTACAACCGTAGCGGTTGGTAACGACGGCGACGACCCAGATCCGTCATTGTCGCGAGTGCAGCCACCGAGTGATATGGTGAATGCGCTCGGAGTTGGGGCAGCCGATTCAGCCGGTTCGGCCTGGAATCGAGCCCCGTACAGTTGCGTCGGCCCTGGGCGAAGCCCGGGGCTTATGAAGCCTGATGGTGTGGCATTTGGGGGTTCGGGCGCGGAAGCGTTTCATGCGTATTCCCCGGTACATGGCGGATTAGTCGGCCTTGAGGGCACGAGCTTTTCTGCACCGCTCGTCTTGCGAGCAGCCATCGGAGTGGCGGCGACGTTGGACGCACCGCTTTCGGCAACAGCACTTAGAGCGCTAATGGTTCATCGTGCCGAACCACATGACACGGCTGGAGGGCGCGAAACCGGTTGGGGGCGTTTCGAGACCGACCCGGAAAGGCTCATTGTCTGTGGCGACCATGAGGCGATGGTCATATACACCGGCTCGATAAACCCAGGTCAACCGGTGAGGGCGAAGATTCCGTTTCCAAATATTCCGTTGAACGGTAAAGTGACCATAAAAGCAACTTTTGCATTTACTGCGCCTACCGACCCAGCACACTCTCTGAACTATACAAAAGCGGGGCTCGGAGTAATTTTCCGTCCCGTGGGGGCGGACAAAAAAACCATCCCATTTTTTAATCAGGATAAGTTCGATAGCGAAAGTGATCTTCGACGAGATGCACAAAAGTGGGAGTCCTGTCTTTCGAGAACTAGGCGTTTCAATCCAGGGACGTTGAATGATCCGGTCTTCGACATCGAGTACTTAACGCGAGAGGAAGGCAAGGCGGTTGCATCGAAGGATCAGGTGCCACTCCCATATGTGCTGGTGGTTACTGTGTCCGTGGCAAATACGCCTGGTGTGTACAACAACGTTCTTCAAAGGTACAAGACGCTGCAGCCCGTTAAGGTTGCGACTCAGATCCATATCAAGAAGTAGACTCTGCGACGCAGGGTAGGGCGACCTCCTCAATTTTTTGGCTGAGTGTAGGTCGCCCATTGCGGCTGTATTAGGCAACGGCCGCCACGTTGTGACGAGCTCTGGCAGACATGGCGTCGAGGTAGTCAGCGACTGCGTCATATGGCGCGAACCGTCCACCGCCTTCCTTGTAGGTCGGAATGGGAAACGTCTCGGCGCTGATCTGGTTACGGATGGTTCCCTCCGACACAAGCAGAAGCTGCGCGAGCTGCGCCAGTGTCATGCGAGGGCCGTACTTCTCAAGGATGTACGCGCGGGTCAGCAGGCTCATTCACTTTCCCCTGCTCGGGTGGCCGTGCCGTCAATTTTCGGATGCCAAGCGTCGAGCCATGCGCGTACGTCCTTCTTGCAATCGAAGGCTGAATGATCGATGTCGATGTGACGTCGGCTGAACAGGCAGTTCCACTTTCCGTTATCTGCGCGCCAGATCGATACCGCACCATGATCGCCAGCGTCGGTACAGGCCCGATGCTGCCGAAGCAGACGCATTGCGTGAGCGGGGGACTGGAAGAATGGAACGTCGTCGATGCGGCCGGCAGCGACGCCCGGCAGATTGATTAGGGAACCCATCATTGGTCTCCTTGCTTCGAATTGAAAGGGATTGCCCGAGCGAGCTGCATCAAGCCGGTTTCCAATGTGATGCCGGCGGTTGCTGCCCAGGTGCGCGCGTCCTGCGCCGCCTTGTGGCGAGCAAACGATCCGATCTCGTCGGCCATCAGGTCCAGCAGCTCGACGTCGGCCGCGTGCGAGATCTCGGTGATCAACGCGCGGATCTCGGTGCGAAGGGCGTCGAACCGCGCGAGCCTGCCTTGGCGGGTGTCCGCCAAGGCTTCGTTCGTCTGGATTGCTTTTCGCCGCGTGAGCGGCGCATCGTTGTTCTGGATCGTTGTTGCGGGCGTCAGCCCGCTGCTGTTCGACTGCGTCGACGTACCGTCGACGCTTGCCAGTGCAAGCGCCGGGCGCTTCTTCGCGTGTTCCCGCTTTCGCGGCAGCGGACGTGGGGTAGAAAGGGCCGGGCGCGAGATCATTTCGCTACCTCCTGCGCCATATCCGGCGTCCAGTCGGGATCGGGGGACTGCAGAATGCCATCGAGCCATTGCAGGACGATCGGAAGGTCTTTCTGGCGCTTGATGTTCTCGTGGCAGAGAACTTTTTTAAGCCATCGAGCACCTTCCTGTGCCGCTTGCATTCGCGTCGGGTAGGTCGTGGTGCCTGCGCCGAACTTCAGTGGCGTCGATGCGAAGCTGTCCCCGAAGTTGTACATAGCCGCGCAAATCCACTGATCTGCTTTCGGTTGGGCTACGTAGATCTCCGCGATCGGCTTTTTCGTCCGCTTGCTGTTGGGCGAGCGAAGTGTATCGGTCGCGACGCAGCGACCGTCTTGATCCGGTGCCGTCACGGGGTAGATCCGTGCTTTTTGCGGAGTATCGAGGAGATCGGTGAGCGGCGAGAGTGCCGTATGGACGGCTCGAATCGTTCCGGGCGAAAGCTTGCCAAAAACCGGGTCGTGCAGGACTGCCTGTAACGCCTGCAAAAGTTGCTTTGCACACGCATCGGTGATCTTCGTCGCTTTGGGCGCAGCCGGCTCGGAAGGCTTCGTGTTGCTGGCCAGATGCTTCTTCGTGACCTTCCCTTTGCCGGCCTCCTTCGCTTTCGACAGGCCGGACACGATGCGTTCGAGTGCCTTGTCGCCGCCGTGCGCGCGAATCTCCTCGATCGCGAGGGTGCCGGCGATCGACCCGGCGCGTATGAGCGCGTGCAGTTCCGCCGGTGCCGTTTCAAGCAGTGCGGCGTCGCGAATCGATTGCTCCGATATGTTCAAATGACCGCAAATCGCTTTTACGTCCATTTTATGGACGTCGCGCAGCTCGGCTATCGACGTGGCGAGATCGAGCGGCGTGGAAGTCTTCGAGACGTTGCTCAAGTAACCGTCGATCACCATCTTCGGTCGCTTCACTTCGCGGGAATCCAGCACGACAATCGGAATCCTTCCGAGATCTTTTCCGGCCTTGATGGCGGCGCCTGCCGCGAGGTAGCGGTGCTGTCCCTTGAAGACGTAAAAGTAATCTTTCCCGTCAACCTTGCGCGCATAGCAGTGCAGCGGGGAACCCTTGTCGTACCCGTTCTGCATCATCAAGGCGGTCAATTCCTTGACCCACTGCGGATCGACCGGACGGACGTTGTCGCGCGGGTCGTAGCGTAGCGCTTCATATGGCGTCATCCACAGGTCGGCGGAGGTCGCGCCGGCCGCGGCTGCTGCCGCCTTCGTGTTACCGGTCTGGATGGGCGTGGTGAGGTCGAGCCGTTGCGTGCGGTCGTCCATTACGCGATCTCCCGCGCGGCATCGGTGCGCGCCTTGCCGGCCTTCTTCGCTTTATCGAGCGCATTCGATGCCGCCATGCCAGCCGCGCGCTTGGCGTCTCGCAGGCGCTTGATCGCGGTTGCGCAGTCGCCTTCGCTCGGGATCGAGATCTGTTTGTGGGCGACTTCGATGCCGTCAAGGATCAGGTACTCGGTATGCACACTATCGGCCAAGGGACGGCGACCGACGACGTACTTGCCGACGAGGATCGGAGTCGATGGACGGCGTGCGTTCCGGTCGTAACGCGTGATGGTGCGAAGTGAGAGGGTGTCGCGGCGCTCGACGTCGACGACGGGAAGGGTTCGGGCTTTGGTTCGCGGCATGGTGGTCTCCATGACGCCGGGGGCGCACGCCCCGGCAAGGTCGGGGCGGCTTAAACGCTGACGTGATAAGCGGTGGTCGGAGCGACTACCGGATCGTCCTGGAACACATTCACGACGACAAACAGCAGGGAGGCGATGACCGTCCAGCGGAAGATCTTCGATTTTTCAAAGTTGCTTTGGCGTGCGGGTTCGGACGGCGTGATGCGGGGCGTGCTTTCCTCACGAAGCCATTCGTGGCGGTCGGTGGACTGATGGTCGAGCATTTTCATGGGCTTCTCCGAAGGCTGCGCAAGCGGCAGCGATGAAGCTGAATGTTAGGCATTCCTTTGTCGTTGTGCAATAGGAGTGCCTAACTATTTTTCGTGCCGTCGTGCTTTGCCCGCAAATGGGCCCGCGAGAATGCGGTGAACCTTGCGGAAAGGTGTTGTATTCTTCTGACCAAATACTGTATGTTTATACAGTGGTTAAGCGAAAATATTGCCGAGGGGAGGTTGTTGCGGGGATATGTCAACAGGGGAATTGCGCTGCAAACCGGGCGATGTGGCGATCGTCAGTCGATGCCGAAACCGGTCGCGTATCGGCATGCTGGTACGGATCATCGGCCCGCATGGCAGCGATGACTTCGATTGGGATGTTGAGATTCTGGGCGGCCCCATCAGAGGGCGCGGGATACGTTCAGGGTGCGTCGGAACGCACCGCAGAGCTGCTGTATTCGACTGGAACCTTACCCCTCTTGCGGGTCAGGCGCATTCAGATCGAGAAGGTCACCAGACTGCTGTCCGCGTAGATCTTCAAATACCTTGAGGGTTTCGAGCAGCGCGATAAATGCTGTCGACGGCAATCCAAGCTTGTCTGCTTTGGCGAGTGCGTCAACTAGCGCCTGAGCATGCGTGCCCAGCATCTCCTGTTTCTGTGGGGCGGGCGCATTGGCTCGGCGCACCATCTGACCTTCGCCAGTGGCGAGCCACCACGGATCGACGTTCAGGAATTCGGCCGCGAGCAGCAAGTTCGCGCCTTCCATCTTTTTGGTTTTCCCGCTTAACCAATCGCTGACCGAGGGCGCCCGCACTCGGCACGCTCGCGCCAGATCTGCTGCCTTTTTCTCAGGCGGCAACTTCATTGCCTGTTCCAGGCGTTCGGCTAGTGTCGTCATTAGGAAAGCCTAACTGAATGGGCATAAGGAATGCCTTGCTTTTAGTGTAAGGAACGCCTAACATGGCGGCATGAATACGCTCCTGAATCGAGACCCGTACGCGTGCGCCGTGATCGATGCATTCGGTGGAACGGCCGCGACTGCCCAACTGTGCGAAGTCCGGATGCCGTCCGTATCCGAATGGCGTCGGAACGGCATTCCGCGAGCGCGTCTGTTGTTCTTGAAGCTCGCGCGTCCTGACCTGTTTGCCTCTCTAGACGCACACGACGACTCGTTGTCACCGCCCATCGACGCGTGACAGGCGTAGTTACGCACCTCATGAGCTGGATCTTAGTTGCGACCCCGTGCGCGCGACAGGATGAAAGCCACTCTCTACCAATCTCCCGCTATGACCTGCCGATACGACAGTACCGAATGGCTGGACGTGCTTTATACGTCCGTTCGCAACACGCCCGGCGGTGTCGCCGACGCGGCGAACCACCTCACGATCAGGCGCGGTAAGAACATCACGCCGGAATCCCTTCGCCTTCGCTTGCGTGGTGTTGGCGACAGTCGCTTGTCGATGGAAATGTTCGAGTTGCTGATCGAGTGGATGCAGGAAAAGGCAGAGGGCGAGGCGTACGCGCTCGACGCGCTGCATGCGTTGAACGCGCGCTTCGGGCTGGTTGCCGAGCACGTCGACGACCATGCCGCTGACGACGTCAGTGAACCCGGCACGTTGCGTCTCGTTTCGACGGCGCTGCACCTGCAGGCGCATGTTGGTCTTGTTGCGGACGACGTGACACGCGCGCTGGCGGATCAGCGGATCGACGATCAACACGCGGAGAAGATCATCGCGACTGGCCGCAAGGGCCAGCGTCTGTTCCAGCGTTTGATTCACGCTGCTCGCAACCTCGCCGCGCGTCGACGCCGTCGTCATGAAGCGGTTTAAGCCCGGCATGGGGTGCTGCCGGCCTGACCGTGAACACGTCGGCCTGTGCTGTTCGCCTGAGCAGCAATTGGCATGCGCTGTCACGACGCTCGCATCCCGATTCGAGTATGCCCCCGCCGAAGCGGGGCGATTGCTGTCCGAATTGCTCGCCACGTTCCCCGGTCACCTCGCTCCGATTCTTGCGGAAGCGAACGCAGCGGGGCGCGTGCGCGTGTTCATCGAGCGAGCTGCGCGCGCATGCGCCGCGCTCGCGACCAAGGCGGAACGTCACGCGTTCCGCGACCAGCTTACCGATCGTCTCCGCGCGCTGGACCTTGCCGCGTTCGACGATCTCATGTCGGCGGAATGGCGTCGACTGCGCGGCAAATAACCGGAGACACATGTGAACGTGAACGGGATCAGTAGCGCGTTGCGACGCGGCGCATCGCAGTACAGCCGCTCGCCGAGCGGACGGCAGTGCTATGCGGCGGGGCGGGCCGCATGGCGAAGCTTTTCTCACAAGGTCGAGCGCGACCGCCGTCTCGTCGAGCTGGAGGCGGCTCGGCGTGCGAGCTAACAGCGCGTAGCGCAACGAATTGTGATCTGGCCGCGACATGCGGCCAAAGTAACTTTATCGAGGGATTTTTTGTATGGCGACACTGGACCAGATTATTCAGCAATTGCGTGCTGCGGGTCATCCCGATCTGCCCGCCGGGCATCCCATCGCGGACGGCAAACATCACCGATACGGGCCGCGCAAGAAATACTGGTATCAGCTTCGCGAAGTCATCAGCAAGGGCGCGGTAATCGGCTATGGCGGCACGTTCGGCCATTTCTCGGGTGACGATCCGGGCACCGAGCGATTCGAGTGGAGCGGCGCACCGATGAGCGAGGAAGTGCTCGCGGAGACGCGTCGCCGGCAGGAAGCGGCCGACCGTGAGCAGGCCGAGCGCGATGCGCGTCAGGCGAAGCTCGCGGCGAACCGCGCGCGCGATCAGTGGAACCGTGCAGCAGAGCATGGCGAGTCTGCATATCTCGAACGCAAGCGCATTACGGCCGAGGGGGTGCGTTTCGACGCAGACGGCACGATCTTCGTGCCGATGTATCAGTACGGCGATGACGCTCGGCTCGTCGGTCTGCAGAAGATCACGCCGGACGGCGCGAAGCGCTTCAACAAGGGTATGGAAAAGAAGGGCGCATCGTATCTGCTCGGCGAGGTCGGCGCAGACGATCAGATCGTGCTGGTCGCCGAAGGCTACGCGACCGCGCGGTCGATCCGCATGGCGATCGGCGAGGCGTTCGCAGTCGATGTCTGCTTCGACGCGGGCGGCATCCTCCCCGCCGTGCGCTACCTGCGTGCGACGTATCCGGATGTGCACGTGCTGGTCTGCGCCGACGACGACTGGAAGATCGAGCAACGCATGCGCGACTGGCTCGCCGACGAATTCGCCTTCCGGGGTGAACTGGTGTTTGGTGCCGACCCGGTGCGGATCGAGGCGAAGAACACGTGGTACATGGTCGCCGTGTCACGCCGTCGTGACGACAATGGCGTGCCGTATGTTGAGGTGAGCTACGGAAACGACGTGATGCCGTTGCGCCGTAAGCGCTTCGAGAACACGGGCCTGAAGCGCGCGTACGAGGCGGCAGCGACGGTCGCCGACGTCAGCGTCGTCTATCCAGCATTCGCCAATCGCGGCGAGCGCAAGCTGACCGATTTCAACGACCTGCACGTCGAAGAGGGCTTCGAGGCGGTCGAGGCGCAAGTGCAGGCGGCAATCTTGCGCGTCATCGCGCCAGCGAACGAAGAGATCCGGCCGGCGACGGTTGCGGTGCCGACCGCGGACGACACGCTGACGATATCCGCCGCGACGTCCGCTGCCGCGAAACAGCCGGAATGGGATGGCCGTGAGGCAGAGAACGGCGCGCACACGTGGGAGCAGGATCTCGCGCGGTCGGACAAGGGCCGGCTGCTGCCGACGCTTGGTAACGTGCACCTGATCCTGTCGAACCACAAGGCATGGCAGGGCGTCATCGAGCAGGACGACTTCGGTGGTCGCGTGATGAAGCGCAAAGCACCGCCGTTCCCGCAAGGTGTGAAGGGCGAATGGACCGACATGGACGACCAGCGGACCGTTCTCTGGTTGTCCCAACGGTACGGCCTTGATACGCGCACTGATGTCGTGATGAACGCGGTCCTGCTGGTGGCGGACGCAACGCACTTCCACGACGTGCGCGAATACCTCGAAGGGCTGACATGGGACGGCGTGCCGCGTGTGCGCGCGATGCCGTCGACATACCTGCGTGTGGCCGACAGCGAGTATGTGCGGCTCGCGTTCATGAAGTGGATGATCGCGGCCGTCGCACGCGTGATGGAGCCGGGCTGCAAGGTCGACAACGTCCTGATCCTCGAAGGCAAGCAGGGGCATCGCAAATCGACGGCGCTGAAGGTGCTGGCCGGCGCACCGTGGTTCACCGATACGCCGATCCAGATCGGCAACAAAGACACGTACGCGGTGCTGGCCGGGAAGTGGGTGATCGAGCTGGCCGAGCTGGATTCGTTGAACAAGGCCGACTCGTCGGCGGTGAAGAGCTTCTTCGCGACGGCCGTCGACCGGTTCCGCAACTTCTACGGCAAGCGGGCGACCGACGTCCCGCGTCAGTGCGTGTTCGCTGGCTCGGTCAACTTCGACACGTACCTGAAAGACGAATCGGGCAACCGGCGTTACTGGCCGCTGCGTGTCGGCGGGCTGGTCGACATCGACGGCATTGTGGCCGTTCGCGATCAGCTCTGGGCGGAAGCCGTGCACCTGTATCGCTCGGGCGTCGTGTGGCACGTAGAAGAGCATGAGCGTCCGCTGTTCGAGATCGAGCAGGCGGAGCGCTACGAAGGCGATGTGTACGAGGACAAGATCGCCAAGGCCCTGGAATTCGTGTCGCGCACGACGATGGAAGAGATCCTCGCGGACATCCTGAAGCTCGATACGTCGAAATGGACGCTGGCAGAGCAACGCCGCATCGGCAAGGCGTTGAAGTCGCTCGGGTGGGTGCGCAAGCGCGAGTCAACGGGATCGCGTGGCTGGTACTACGTGAAGGAGGAGCAACAGCAGGAAGCGGAGCGCGAACTGGTTGCAGCGGGTGATGACGACAGTCCGCTGTGATCGCGTGGCGCGCTGTGCCTGCACGGTAAGCGCGCCACATGACCCGTCTTGGCGCGCTGCGGACGTCCCATGTCCCAACGTCCCAAGGCGCGGTCTGGGGCGCGGGTGCAGGGGCGCGACATGCGCGACGTGAGCGGCGCATGTCGCATGTCGCAGGCGCGCACCCCTGCAAGCCTTTTCCCTTGGGACATTGAGACATTAGGACGAATAGGAGAGAGTCGTGATTGATTTGATGGAGCGGGCTGGTGTGGCGATGAGCGTTCGTGGTCAGTTCACCGACCCGATTGCCGATCCGAAAGTTACTTTGGGTGCACTCGCATTTGCGAACGATCTCGGTCGGTTGCTGGTGCGGATCAAGGCGGGGCAGGAGACAAGGCCGGAGACGATCCGCAAGGCAACGTTGCTGTTTGCGCAGATGATCCGATTGTCGGGCCGATTTAAGCGCAACCGATTCACGGGCCTGAATCGCGAGGAGCGGCGCGATCAGCGCGCAGGCCGCGAAGTCGAACGCGCGAAGGTCGATATTGTCGAGCGCTTCGCGTTGCGCGTGCTAGACGAGTGGATCAACGATCAATGCGTACGGTGTGAAGGGCGCGGTATCGTGCGGCGAGACGGCCGGTACATCTGTCCAGACTGCGCTGGTTTGGGTAAGCGCCCAATTGACGACGCAGGACGTGCTCACACGCTCGGCATCCCGGTCGATGAATACCGACGCCACTGGTCGAAGCGCTTTCACGACATGCATTCGCTGCTCGATCACGTGAATGGATCGGTGTCCGACACAATGCGCCGACAGTTGCGAGAATGAAAGGTCTTTCATTCCAAGAGTAGATCGCGTAAACTTCCAGCATCCTCTGCCGCGTCACTGGATATTCGCTGGCACCGCGCGTTAGTCGTGCAAACCTCTCGGGACATAAGAATAGATAGTGGAGCCCGTTAGGTCGCGTGGACGCGTGCGCCCGCAGAAATGAGCTTCGATGCGATCATCGAAGCTTTTTTTTGCGTTGGCTGCGAGTTTCGTAACAATCTGGCTATACGGGGAATTTTCGTGGCTGATGAACAGAACGAATCGAGCGGTGTTCCTGACGGGCTTTCGCGCGATGCTAGGCTTCAAAAAATGGAGGCGCTGTATGCGTCTCGCGAACGTGATCTAAACCGCGCATACGAACGATTCAAGTCGGCAGGAAGCTCCGAAGAGAGGTTTTTCCACAATCTCCGGATGCAACTCCGGATATTCGAGTACGAAGTCATGGTTGATGCGTGCTCGATGGTGAGAAACCAACCGCAGGGGTTTGCGCGTGTGGTCGCCATGAAAGGGTTGATCCATAAGTTCTACGAATTCAATGAACTCTTCAAGCGCGAGACTATGAAGCAAATGCTGGCTTTCGCGAAGGGGCGTGCATACGAGTTTACTGCGGCGGATGTTGGTGCTGTGAAGTCAAAGTACAAAGGGCTATTCTCGACGATCGAGCGGTGGACAAAAATCCGAAATCTAGCCACTGGACACTACGACAGAAACATGCAGGCGGTGGTTGATGCGCTGGATAGCATCGATCTGAAAGACATTCTTGCGACGATGATGGATTATGCTCGTTACGTACTTGAGGTACTTGCAAAGTTCACCGACGCACATCTAAAGTTTGTAAGAGATGGTGCGAACAGTACGTAGCAGAATGTTAGAAAAACAGTATAGGAAAAGCCCCGAGATTCGATCTCCTCGGGGCTTTTTTGCGTGGAAAGTCTGCGGTAACGTAAGTTAATTTCCGCAGTGAGCACCACCACTGCACTGGCATGATTGTCCCTTATTGCATGTGGCGGACGTTTTGTTTCCATTCACGTCGGTACAGTTGCATACGAATGTGGCATTGTCGGCAGGATCACCTGACGCAAGAAAAAGCGGTGGGTGATCAGTCGTGCGGATCTCGCTGAGAAATGGCCTAGCCGAATCAAGACTTTGTGCAACGCTAGTCACGGTCAACACGGCGAGAATTGCTCCGACTATGTAGCGCATGTGGCCTCCGATGTGGTTTGTTAGTAAACACTTCTCACGTCAATCGAAGTTTTGGTTCAAGCAGCTCGATCTGTGTGCCGATGCACCGGCCGGAATGTGTGGTCGAGCAATGTCAGCGTAGGTCAATTTTTCCGTGTTTGCCAGAGATATCGCTTTCGACGAGAGGCTTAGCTGGGACCCTGCAGAGGCAGTTGTATGCGGGGGCTCGCACCCGCGTTTTTTCTCTACTGGCGAGTTTCCATAGGGGGTCATATTCATGCCGACTCAGCAGCAGATCGCTGACCATCTCGACCTTGACCAGTCGGCCGTTTCGCGGTTCGTCGACAAGGTCCGGCTCGATTACCGCGCGGTGTCGATCGACGAGATCCGCATCGCCTACATCCGGCACTTGCGCGAGGTCGCGGCCGGCCGCTCCAGCGAGACCGGGATCGATCTCGTCGCCGAGCGTGCGATGACGGAGCGCGTCGATCGCGAGATCAAGCTGCTGACGCTTGCCGAGAAGAAGGGGCAGCTCGTCAACGCGGCGCAGCTCGAACAGGCGTACGGCCTGATGGTCGGCGCATTTCAAACGGAGCTGCTGTCGCTGTCCGACAAGCTAGTGCAGGAGCTGCGCACGCTATACGGCGTCGAGGTGGACGTCGAATGGTTGAACGAGCACATATATGGATGCCTTGAGCAGCTTTCTGAATACGACCCAGACAGTCCGCGCGGTGATTCGCCGGATCGCGACGATGCTACGTCCGCCGGAGCGAATTGGGACGACGGACTGGGCACGCAAACATCGCCGGTTGAGCGCGAAGGGCTCGGCCAGCCCCGGCCGGTATAACCCGAACATCACGCCGTGGGTGTTCGGCATGCACGAAGCGCTGGACGATCCGACCGTGCAGAAGATCGTGTGCATGAAGTCGGCGCAGGTCGCGTGGACAGACGGCGTGCTGCTGAACTACATCGGCAAGCGGATCGACGTTGATCCGTGCCCGATGATCGTCATGTTCCCGAAAGAGAAGACGGCGAAGAAGTTCAACCTGGAGAAGTTCGAGCCGATGGTCGAGGTGACGCCTCGCCTCTCGGCGAAATTGCCGGTACACGCGGCCCGCGACAAAAACAACTTGTGGGACCACAAGACCTTCGCACGCGGCTTCCTGAAGTTCATCACGTCGAACGCGCCGGACGAAGTGAAGTCGACGCCGGCCCCTGTCGTTGCGGTCGAGGAGCCGGACGACGCGAACACGAACGTGCGCGAGCAGGGCGATTCGATCACGCTGCTGGAGGAGCGGAACAAGAGCTACTCGGCCCGGCGACGCAAGATGATCTTGGGCGGCACGCCGACCATCGACGGCCTGTCGCGCATCCAGCAGGCTTACGCGGCATCGGATCAGCGCGTGTATCTGGTGCCGTGCCCTGATTGTGACGAGGAGCATGAGCTGGCGTGGGAAAACGTCACATGGAGCGAGGGCGCCGAAGTCGTACATGAGGTCTACGGACGCGCACAACCGGAGACGGCGCGTTACACCTGCCCGCATTGCGGCTCGTTGTGGGACGACGCGACGCGTATTCGCGCTGTCCGTCGCGGGCGATGGGTCGCGACGGCACCGTTTCACGGCGTTGCCGGCTTCCGCATCAACGAGTTGGTGTCGCCGTTCCCCGGCTCGAACATGGCCGAGCTGGTCAAGAAGTGGCTGACGGCCGATAAGGCGCTGCGCGAGGGCGACGATACGAAGATGCGTTCGTTCGTGAACAACTCGCAGGGCCGCGCGTACAAGTACAAGACCGATCTGCCCGAGCTGGACGTGCTCGCGCAACGTGCGCTGCCGTACGCGGAGCTGACGGTGCCGCTCGGCGGTTTGGTGTTGACGCTTGGCGTCGACGTGCAGCACGACCGGCTCGCGATCGTCCTGCGTGCATGGGGGCGCGGCGAGGAAAGCTGGCTCGTCGCATGGGGCGAGATCTACGGCAATGTGACGGAGCAGCAGCAAGACCCGATGACAGGTGGCGTATGGGGCGCGTTGACGATGCTGTTGTCGCACGCATACCGGCATGAGAACGGCTGGTTGCTGCGCGTACGTGCAACGTCGATCGACTCGTCGGACGGCGCTACGTCGGACGCGGTTTACAAGTATGTGCGCGCGGCGCAGCACGCCGGCTACAACGTCATGGCGGTCAAGGGCAGCAGTAACGTCGACGCGGAGATCTTCAGCGTACCGAAGGCGTCGATCGACTCGACGCGCAACAACAGCAAGGCGGCGAAGTACGGGCTGCGGCCGTATATGGTCGGCGTCAGCCGCGCGAAGGATCTGATCCTCGAAAACCGGCTGAAGCTCGAAGGCGACGGGCCGGGCCGGATGCACTGGTATAGCGGCGTGCGCAGCGACTACCTGTCGCAGCTCACGGCGGAGGTCAAGGTGCCGGGGCCACGTGGCGGTAAGCGCGTGTGGAAGAAGATCAGCCCGCGCAACGAGGCGCTGGACTGCGAAGGCTACGCGTTGCACGCCGCTCGTAGCGTGAAAGTGCACCTGATGACCGAGGCGCACTGGCAGGTCGAGCAGCATCGTGCGTCGCAGGTCTCCCTGTTCGATGCGGTCCCGGTGCTGGAGGCATTGCCTGCGGCGCTGCCGGCCGAGGTGCCGCCCGATCCACCGGACGTGCCCGAGACTATCGAGACGCCGCGGCCGTCGCCGCAAGTAGCACAACCCACCGAAACCCCGCCTCCGAGCGGGGTTTCGCGCATTCAGGGGCGTCGTGTTGGTCGCTCGACGTACCTGAAGCGGCGCTAAACGAGGGAATGGCATGGCATACACAAAACAGGATCTGCAGAACATCCAGTCTGCAATCGCGAAGGGCGAGCTGGAAGTCCAGTATGCCGACCGGCGCGTGAAATATCGCTCGATCGGCGAGCTGCGCGAGGCACGCACCGAGATCATTCGCCACCTGAACGGCGCGGCCGGCCGTTCGTCGATCGTCCGGATTCGTCACGCCGGCAAGGGGGTGCGATGAAGGCGGGCTTTCCGTCACTCGCGCGGCGCGGATTCGTGGTGCCCACGCGGCTGAAGGCGGCGGCATATGAATCGGCGAGCACGACGGGCGCACGGGCGAAGTCGTGGCGTGCGTCGAGCGCGGGGCCGAACGCGGCGGCGGCGCAAAACCTGCCGCTTCTGCGCTCGCGCGCTCGCGACGCGATTCGCAACGATCCGTGGGCGAAGACGGCGATCGCGCGACTCGTATCGAACACGATCGGCAACGGCATCCAAGCGCACCCAAAGCATCCGAACGCTGCGGTGCGAAAGATGCAAAAGCAACTTTGGGAGGATAGCTGCGAGGAGATCGACGCGGACGAGCTGTTCGACATGGCGGGCGTGCAGACGCTTGCCGCGCGGGCGTTTTTCAGTGACGGGGAGGTACTGGTTCGTCGCCAGTTCCGCAGTCCCAGCGAAGGGTTGGCGGTCCCGATGCAGATCCGGCTGCTCGAAGGCGATCTGCTGCCGATGGAGAAGAACGAGATCGTTCCCGGCGGAGGCGAGATCGTCAACGGAGTCGAGTTCAATGCGGACGGTCGACGCGTTGCGTATCACCTGCTGCAGCGTCATCCCGGTGAGTACGGGCGCGCATCGACGTCCAACATGCAGACGGTTCGCGTGCCGGCCGACGAGATCGCGCACGTGTTTCTCGCGCTGCGGCCGGGCCAGGTGCGCGGCGTTCCCGAACTGTCGACCGTGCTGCTGCGGCTCAAGTCGCTGGACAACTTCGACGACGCCGTGTTGTTCCGGCAGGAGGTCAGCAACCTCTTTGCCGGATTCATCACGAAGCCGCCCGCCGAGCCGGGCTTTCCGGGAGACCCCGTCACGGGCGGGGAAATGCAGTACGACGTCGACGGTTTTTCGCCGGTCGTTTCGCTTGAACCGGGGAGCATGCAGGAGCTGGCCCCCGGCGAGGACGTCAAGTTTGCGGAGCCGCCGGGCGCGGGGACCGACTACGGCCCCTTCATGCGTCAGCAACTGATGGCTGCTGCGGCGTCGGTCGGCATGCCGTACGAAGTCCTGACGGGCGATCTGCGCGACGTGAGCGATCGGGTGCTGCGGGTGATCTTGAACGAGTTCCGGCGGTCGATCGAGCAGTTCCAGTGGAACGTGTTCATTCACCAGTTTTGCCGGAAGGTCTGGCGCTGGTGGGTCGACGCCTGCGCGTTGTCGGGCGCGATGCCGATGGCGGACTACTACCGACGCCGTCGCGACTATCTGCGGGTGCGGTGGGTGCCGCAGGGCTGGCCGTATATCCATCCGGTGCAGGACGTCACTGCCAAGCGGATGGAGATCCGGTCTGGGCTGGCAAGCCGGACAGGTGCAGTTCTCTCGCGTGGTGACGATCCGGAGCAGGTCGATCAGGAGAACGCGGACGATCTCGCGCGCGAGCGCCGGCTCGGGATTCGATATGACACGCTCGATCCGGTCGACGGGGCGGGCGATCTTTCTAATGGGGATGGCGAATGAAAGAGAAGAAGCGGTGGTGGGACATCCGTGCGCAGGCGAATGCGACGGGCGGCAGCGAGGTAGAGATCCGGATCTATGGCGAAATCGGATTCTGGGGCACCGACGCCGAGATGTTCGCCGCGAAGCTCGATGAGGTGGCGTCGACAGCGACATCGATCGTCGTCGCGATCAACTCGCTGGGTGGCGACGTGTTCGACGCGTTCGCGATCTACAACGCTGTGCGGCGGTACGCCGGCAAGGTGACGGGGCGCGTCGACGGTGTGGCAGCGTCGGCAGCGTCGCTGATCCTGATGGCATGCGACACGATCGAGATGCCTTCGAATGCGCGGCTGATGATTCACAACCCGCATACGTTCGCGGCCGGCGAGGCCGGGGATCTGCGCAGGCTTGCGGATCTGCTGGACAGTACGTCCGACAGTATGTTGGCGGCATACGTCGAGCGCAGTGGCCGGACGGCGGAGGAGGTCCGCACGATCATGGATGCTGAGACCTGGCTCACGGCCGCGCAAGCGAAGGAGCAAGGGTTTTGCGACACGATTGTCGATCCGGTCCGCATTGCCGCATACGCGGGCGCAGCCCGGCACGCGGCACGCTTCACGTCGGTGCCCGCCGAAATCATGGCCGCGCTGGAGAGTGACGGCGAGGTGCCGCCGGTCAATCCTGCGCCGCAGCCGCAGCCGCAGCCGCAGCCGCAGCCGCAGCCGCAGCCGCAGCCGCCGGCAGCGCCGGACGTCGCGGCGCTGGCGTCACATGTGTACGCGGCATGCCGTGACGCGCGCATCGAGCACTGCGCGGAAGGCATCGTGCTGGCGACCGGCCTGCGGGATCGCGCGACAGTCGACGCGGCCATCCGCAACGCACAGGACATCGCGGGCATCTGTCTGGCCGCGAGCCTGACCGAACTGACGGCCGGTTTTGTCTCGGATGGCCTGTCGCCCGATCAGGTGCGCGCACGGCTGTTCGAGCGCGTGACGGCCTCGCAGAAGCCGATCAACCATCGTGCTGCCCCGGTTGCGTCGCAAGACGCCCCCGTGGTCGCGAATGCGCCGCGTGCGGCGTCCATCTACGCGGCTCGCAAGAGCGGCAAGTAACTTTGACGTAACCCGAGGAGGGGAAAACTCATGTCGAATGTGAAGCAACAAGGGGTGCTGCCGGCCGAATTTCTCGTGTCGGAGGGTAACGGGCAGATCTCGCGTGAGCGGATCATCGTGAAGGCAGGTCCGGCGCTGCCGGCCGGGCAGGTGCTCGGCGTGACCAGTACGGGCGAATACGCGCCGTACGACAACGCCGCGAACGACGGTTCCGAAGTCGCCGCAGCGGTGCTCTACGCGCCGCTGGCGGCGTCCGAAGCGCCCCGACCGGCGACGGGGGTCGTCCGGCTCGCTGAAGTCGCTGGCGGGCTGCTCACGGGGCTCGATGCAGCCGGGCGCGGGGATCTCGCCGAGCGACACGTGATCGTCCGCTGATCGCATCACACCCCATTCAAGGCCACGCCGACCGCGTGGCCTTTTTTGTATCCATTTTCATGTCGGAGGTTGTATGGCGGACATCGCCCTGTTTCAAGACGACGCGTTTTCGCTGTCGTCCCTGAGTGCTGCGATCAACGAGCAGCCGTATGTTCCCGGCCGGATCGGCACGCTCGGGCTGTTCGAAGAGGACGGCATCACCACGACGACGATCCAGATCGAACGCGATGGCGACACGCTGTCGCTCGTCGCGTCTGGCCAGCGCGGTGCCCCCGCCGCTGTTGTCGCGGGCAGCAAGCGCAACATGATCCCGTTCAACACGGTGCATCTGCCGCAGCGCGGGGTGATCATGGCCGACGAGATCGCGAACCTGCGTGCGTTCGGTTCCGAAACGGAGCTGGAGGCGCTGCAGACCGTCGTGAATCGCCGACTCGCGAAGATGCGTAAGCAGCTCGATGCGACGCACGAATTCCACCGCATCGGCGCAATCAAGGGCGCAGTGCTCGACGCGGATGGCAAGACGGTGTTGATCGACCTGCTGAAGTACTTCGGTATCGAGCAGACGGTCATTCCGTTCGAGCTGTCGACCGCGACCACCGAGATTCGTCAGAAGTGCGTCGAGGTGCAGGACGCGATCGAAGATGCGCTCGGCGCGATGACGTACACGGGTGTGCGCGTGCTCTGCGGGCGCGAGTTCTGGAACAAGCTGATCGTCGCGAAGTCGGTGAAGGAGACGTATCTCGCGTCCGTGATGGCCGCGCAGCTTCGCGGCGATGCGCGCGACGCGTTCGACTTCGGCGGTTGCACGTTCGAACGTTATCGCGGTCGCGTCGGCGATGTCGGGTATGTCGCGGACGACGAAGCGCATGCGGTGCCGGAGGGCGTGTCCGATCTGTTCATCACGCGTTTCGCGCCGGCCGACTACGTCGAAGCGGTGAACACGACCGGGATTCCGTACTACGCGAAGCAGGAACTGATGCCCTTCGGCAAGGGCGTCGAGATCGAGGCGCAGTCGAACCCGATCCACCTGTGCACGCGCCCGAAGGCGCTCGTCAAGCTGAAGGCGTGACATGGCGTTCCGGGATCTGATGGCCGACGTCGACACGGCCGTGAAGCGAGATCTGTCGGACGACGTCACGATCGACGGCAAACCGCTGCAGGGCATGTTCAAGGCGCCTTGGCTTGGCCCGGATCTCGGAACGCAACGCACGCAGCTCGTTGCACCGATCCTCGACATCACGGACGACGATGCAGCACGCGTGCGCGAGGGCAGCATCGTCGAAGCGGGTGGCGAGCGGTTCCGCGTTTTGGAGATGCACCCGACCGGCACGGGCTGGACGGTCCTGATTCTGAGGTGACGATGGATCTGCTGAAGGTTGAGATCGACGTGAAGGGGGCGCTCGAAGCGCTCGCGGGCCTGCCGCCTGCGTCAATGCAGGCGGCATGGCGTCGGACGTTGCGCAAGACGGGCGCATGGATTCGCAGCCAGACGGCGAAAGAGGTCAGCGGCGCAACGGGCATTCAACAGAAGCTGCTGCGGCAGCGGATGTACTTCTTCATGCGTTCGCTCGATACGGGCAAGGTGTGGCTCGGGCTGAACCCGATCGAGGCGCATCGGCTCGGCGCGGTACGCCGAACGAAGAAGGGGATGCGCGCCGGTAAATTGCTGTTCGAGGGCGCGTGGCGCAAGACCAAGTCGCAGCCGGACGGCGCAATCTACCGACGCACCGGGAAGGCGCGAACGCCGTTCGAGATGGTGACGGTCGAGTGGGCGCAGACGGGCGATCCGGCATTTCGACGGGCTGCACGTGCGTGCGAGGCGCGGCTGATGACGGTCCTGCGGCAAGAGGTCAACTATGAACTGCAAAAGGCGATGAACCGTGCTCGCTAACCTGAAACAACTGCACGACGGCATCGAGGCGGGACTGCGCGAACGGCTGCCGGATCTCGTACGCATCCATGCGTACCCGAAGATCGGCAAGTCGATCGAGACGCCGTTCATCGCGATCGAGCTGTCGGAGCTGGAGCCGGGGCATGACGACGGAACGGGCCGAGTTCCGCTGATCGCGCGCATGCAGGCCCGCGTGATCGTCGACCCGCTGGTGGAGGATGCCGAGGTCCAGGTGCGCGAGCTGTCCGCGCGCGTGCTGCAAACGGTGCATGGGGCAACGTGGGGATTGCCCATGACGCCCGGCAAACAGATCGGGTCGGCCGGTGAAGATCCGTTTCGGCCCGAACTGGATACGTATCTCGTCTGGCTCGTCGAGTGGGTGCACGAATTCGACCTGGGCGATGCGTACGAGCCGCCGACGAAGGGGCGCGCGGTGGTGTGGGGTGTCGATCCTGAGACGGGGCTGGGGCACGAAGGCCGTTACTGGAATCCGGCGGAACAGGGAGCGGGGTGACGTGTGAGCGACTTCGAGCTTGGCGAAATGGATCGCCGTATGGCGTGCCTGACGCAATCCGCGGTCGTGGAGGCGATCACGTACGATCCGCCGCGCGTGAAAGTGCGCGTCGGCGATTGGGTGAGCGACTGGCTCAAATGGCAGGCCGGTGCCGCCGGCAAGGTACGGCATTGGCGTCCGCCGTCCGTCGACGAAGAGGTCGCCCTGTGGGCACCGTCCGGCGATCTCGCCGGTGCGTTCGTCGCGCCCGGCTACTACACGGAGCAGCACGGCGGGTCCGGGCGGTCGAATCCAGACGAGACCGCGACCGACTTCCCGGACGGCGCATTCGAGCAGTACAACCATGCGAGCCATGAATACGTGCTGTCTGTGCCGGCCGGTGGTCGGATCGTGTTCCGCATTGGTGGCACGGAGTTCGAGCTGAAGGCAGACGGCGCAACGCTGCGCAGCGCGAAGTTGCTGGCGGACGTACCGGACTCGACGTTCACGGGGAACACGACGACCGAACAACTGCTGACGTTCAATGGCGGCATGCAGGGCAGGCCGGGCGAGGGTGGCGGTGTCGCGATGAAGATCGCGGGCGGTGCGGAATACACCGACGACGTTGTTGCCGGCGGACGGTCGCTTACGAAGCACAGGCACCGCGAGCAAGGCGACGGCGAGCTGGTTGGCCCGCCAGTGTGAGCGCAGCAAAGTAACTTTCGACCCCGCCCGCGCGGGGTTTTTCGTTTGTGGGGGTAGTTATGGCGAAAGACGCACAGCAAGGCGGGGCGGCGGCTGCGGTGACATTCATCGATACCGAATTCCGCAGCCGCGTAATCGTGTTTCCGGACGGCTCGCACGTTGCCGTGCTGGCCGGCAAAACGGAGGTGACAGAGCCTGAGCACATCGCGTATCTCGAATCGCGCGAGTGCTTCAAGCGCATTCCGACGAAGGCGCAGTAATGGTCGCGCTGGTCGGTATGTGTCGCCGTACGGGCCGACTGATCGGCGGACTCGATCATCTCGTACAGAGCATCGCGGACATTCTCAGCACGCGCAAGGGAACCCGCCGCGAGCGGCCCGACTACGGTTCCGATCTCCCGGCGATGGTCGACCTGCCCGTGACGCGCGGGTGGATATCGGCCGCACAGGCCGAAGCCGCGCGTGCGATCGGGCGGTGGGAGCCGCGTATCGAGCTGGACCGTGTGAATGCGCTGTCCGTCGTGGACGGCAAAGTAACTTTTCGAATCGCCGGCCGCTACAGCGGCGATGACGTTGTGTTCGAGGTGACGATATGACAGTGATTGATCTGTCGGCGCTTGATCCGCCGGATCTCGTCGAAATGCTCGACTTCGAAGAGCTGTACCAGCGCAAGCTGGAGCACTTCAAGCGCATTTATCCGGACTGGACTGCGGCACTCGAATCCGATCCGGTCGTCAAGCTGCTGGAGCTGGCAGCGTACGAGGACGTCCGGTTTCGGGCGCGCGTGAACGATGCCGGCCGTGCCGTGTTGCTCGCCTACGCGACGGGCGCTGATCTCGAACACCTCGCAGCGCTCTGGAACCTGAAGAAAGAGGTCGTCGACCCCGGCGATCCCGAGGCGCATCCGCCAATTCCTGTCACGTACGAGCGCGACGAGCGGCTGCGGTTGCGTACGCAGATGGGTATCGAGCGAGCGTCGACGGCAGGGCCGTTCGGTGCGTATCGCTCGATGGCGATGGATGCATCGGCGGATGTTGCCGACGTGCGCGTCGATCGACCGGAGGGCGGTGTCGTTCGCGTCGTGGTGAAGTCGTACTCGAACGGTGGCGTCGCCAGTGCTGCGTTGCTCGACACGGTCCGCCGAGCGCTTTCTCCCGAAGATCGTCGGCCACTCAATGACACGCTGCTCGTTGTGCCGGCCCGGCCGGTCGAATACTCGATCGATGCCGACGTGTACATCGGGCGCGGGCCAGATCCGGGCGTCGTGCTTGCTGCGCGGCGGCAGGATCTCGATATCGCGATCGCTGCGGGCGAAGCGTTGCGGGTTGGCATGCCTCGCTCGGCAGTAACCGGAGCGCTGCATCCCAAAGCGTCGGGTGTCGTGCGGGTCGATCTGAAGGCCCCTGTCGCTGACGTTGTTTGTGCGATCGACCAGTTCGCCCGATGCACATCGATCGTGCTCAATCCGAAGGTGAACGATGACGACTGAAGCGCTACTGCCGACCAACCAGACGAGTCTGGAAGCAGCGCTCGCGCAGGTGATGCGGCCGACTGTCGACCCGAACGTGATCCGCACTCTCTGGGATGCGGATCGCTGCCCGGCCGCTTTCCTGCCGTGGCTCGCGTGGTCGCTAGCAGTCGACGGATGGGAGCTGGCGGAGTCCGAAGAGGCGCGACGCGCGCTGATCAAGTCGTCTCTGGCGATCTATCAAAAGAAGGGCACGCCGTGGGCGATCCGCGAGATCGTTCGTCGTCTCGGGTTCGGCGAGATCGATATTCAGGAAGGGCGGCAGATCAAGCGCCGCGATGGCTCGGTGAAGCGTGACGGTAGGTATCGCCACGGTGGGGCGACCGCGTGGGCCGAGTACATCGTGACGCTGCGGCAGCCGGTGACGCGAGATCAGGGGGAGAACCTGAAACGCGCAATCGAACGGTACGCGCCCGCGCGCAGTGTGCTGGCGTGGCTCGATTTTTCTGAGGTTGCGATCCGACACAACGGTGTCGCGACGCGCAATGGTCAATTCACGCGAGGGGTGATCGGTACATGGCCAATCTGAAAGAAGAAAGTAAGTGGGAAGACGGTGTCTACCAGTTCGAGACATCGGACCCGGTACAGGGCGGCCCGGACGGGGTCGACAACGTGCCGACAAAGCAACTTGCGAATCGCACGCGATACCTAAAAGATCGTGCGGACGCCGCCGACAAGGTCGTCGCGGGTCTCGGGAGCGGCAAGCTGGACAAGTCAGGCGGTGCGGTGTCGGGTGCGCTGCTTGGGAAGCCCGGTGCGATCGCTGGCAACAATCCGAAAAACGTCGGGTATGCCTTCGATGGCGATCCCGACACGGGCATGTTCTCGCCGGCAGATGGTCATCTGCAGCTCGGCGCGAACGGCGTGCCGTACGTGGTCTTGCTGGGCAACAATCTGACGCTCAATCCCGGCGGCTTCCTGTTGTTCAACTCGGGCGGGGCCGAACGCGGTCGGTTCACGCCGGCCGGTCGATTGTTGCTCGGGACGACCGACGACAACGGTCGAGACGGGATGCAGGTCGCTTACCGTGCGTCGTTCGCGAACGGCGTTCAAATTACTGGGCCGGAAGGGGTTGACGGTGGGCATCTTCGGATGACCGACCCGGACTACGGGGTGCTGTTGCGCCATGACGGGATGTCTGCGTATTTGCTGCAGACGAAGAAGGGTGATCCGCTTGGCACGTGGAACACGTACCGCCCGTTTGCATGGTCGCTGGACACGGGTGCTGTCACGATTGATGGGACGGGGTTGGGTACCAAGCTGGGCGGGGCGGTCGATATGGCTGGCGACCTCACGCTGAAACGGACGGCTGGAGAAGGGCGGATATATTTGGGCCAGAACGGCGGCTACTTCTATGCCAATGCGGGCGGTGTCGGCTGGTTTTCGGCGACGGAAGGTGCTTTCCAGTACTACTTCGGCAACCGAACGTTTCGCATCGACGGTCAGCTTGTGTGGCATTCCGGAAACCTGACGCCGCTCGATCTCAATGTCGGCGGAACCTCGAAGGGTACGCTCTCGTTTGCGCCGGGGGCGCGCATCGTCCTATCCGAAGGTACGCCGCAGAATCCGTCGCTTACGTTCGACAAGGATGGGACACCGGATACGGGTCTGTACCACATCGCTGATGGCGAGTTCGGCGTGACGTGCAACGGGTTGGTCAACGTACGCTTCACGGCCAACAAAGGCACGATCTTCGATCGCACGGTTCAGGTACCGACTCCTGCTGCTGGTGACAGGTCGGGTAACGCAGCATCCACGGCATACGTTGTCGACGCGATCGCATCAGCTTCGATCGGCCAGATCATTTTCGAGGCCCGGACAGCGCCGCGTGCAGGATGCCTCGTATTGAACGGCACGTTGCTGAATCGCGCCGACTATCCAGCGCTGTGGGCATATGCGCAAGGCAGCGGCACGCTGGTCGCCGACAAGGATTGGGGAAACGGAAACTTCGGGTCGTTCTCGTCTGGCGACGGGGCGACCACGTTCCGGATTCCGGAGTTTCGGGGTGAGGGAATCCGATGTGCTGATGCCGGTCGAGGTGCCGATCCCGGCCGGCGAGTCGGGACGTGGCAAGACAGCCAGAACCGCTCACACGCACACGGTGCCTCAGCAGGCGCTGTCGGCGATCACTCGCATGGCGCGTGGACTGACGTGCAGGGCTATCACGGGCACGGCGTGAACGATCCGGGGCATGCACACGCAACCCGAGTCGGTCGGGTCGGCGTTGTGGGTACGGGTTACGGGCAGGGTAGCGGCCCCTACAACTGGGATCAGGGCGACAACTTCGGATCGTCCGCATCGGGCACTGGCATCTCGATCGCGGGTGATGGGGCACACGGTCACAACGTCGGTATTGGAGGGGCCGGAGGTCACTCGCACCCGATCAGCATCGCGGCCGATGGCGGTACTGAGGCACGCATGCGCAACATCGCCGTCCTTGCCATGATCCGCGCATTCTAATTAGTGAGGTAGAGCATGCTTTGCAATCAATACGATAGTCTGACGGGCCAGTACATCGTGAGTTTTCTGGCCGACATCGACCCGATGAATTCCAGCCGCTATCTGGTGCCCGCGTTCTGCACGCTCGAACCGCTGCCTGAGCGTGCGCCGCGTACGTGGCCGTTCTGGCGCGACGATAGGTGGGAAATGCTGCCGGACTATCGCGGTGTGCGTCTCTATCGCACGGAGTCGGGCGCCGTTGCCGAGATCACGGTTGCCGGTGTGACGCCGGACGAGGCGGGTCTGACCGAAGTCCCGCGCCCGTCCGACGAGCATGTGTGGCGCGATGGTGGATGGGCGATCGATGAAGAGATCGTGGCGGACAAGGTTCGTGAAGCCGCGATGAACGACTTCTTCGCGAGGCTCGAGAAGGCACGGAAACAGAATCTCGGCAAGTCGGATGCGCGCGTGACGGGGCGGCTGTCGGATCTCGACGCGGCAACGTTCGATGCGTGGACTGACTATCAGGTGGCGCTGGTGCGTGTTGTCGAGTCGCCGGTTTTTCCGGCGCAGCTCGCGTGGCCGGACGAACCCAATCCGGAGGCCATTCTCGCGAAGGTGCAGGCCGAGCGCGCGGCGAAAGCGGCTCGCGAAGCCGAAGAGGCTGCGAAGCGTGAGGCAGAGGCGAAGCAGGCCGAAGCGGATCGCGCTGCAGCAGAGGCTGCGACGCCGACTCATGTCGACGAAGCTGAACCGCTGCCCGAGTCGGGCGAGACCGCCAACAAGTAACTTTGCCGACGCCACTCGTCCGGGTGGCGTCGTTTCGTTTTCAAGCCGCTCCGATGAGCGGCTTTTTTCATTTCCGGAGATCCGCATGGCAGCGACTTCCTTTTTCCATGGCATCACGACGACCATCGTCGACAGCGGTCCGCGCACGATCGCCGTGCCGTCGTCGTCGGTCGTTGGTATGACCGACACCTACACGCCCGGTCCCGATCTGGCGCAGCCGAACGTGCCGGTGCAACTGACGAGTTACGGCGAGGCGGTACGCGCGTTCGGCGAAAACAGCGCGATTGCGCGGGCTGCCCGCGCAATCTACGCGCAGAGCAGTGCGGTTGTGATCGCGGTGGGCGTGCCGGCTGCGGCCGACGCGGCGCAGCTCACGTCGGCGATTATCGGCGGCGTCTCGGCGGGTGGCGCACGCACGGGTATGCAGGCGCTGCTCGACGCGAAGTCGCGTTTCAACGCACAACCGCGTTTGCTGATCGCACCTGGGCATACGTCCAAGCAGCCGGTCGCGACGGCCGCCGACTCGCTCGCAGGCAAGCTTCGCGCGATGGCCGTGATCGATGGTCCGAACGTCGACGACGAGGCAGCGATCGCGTACGCGAAGAATTTCGGCAGCAAGCGCCTGTACATGGTCGACCCCGGCGCGAAGGCGTGGGACAACGCGACGAACGGCGAGATCGCACTGCCGGCATCGACGTACGCGGCGGGGCTCTTCTGTCAGACCGACGCGAAGATCGGCTTCTGGGCGTCGCCGTCGAACAAGGAGATCGTCGAAATCACGGGCACGAGCCGGCCGATCGAATACCTCGACGGCGACGAGACGTGCCGCGCGAATCTGCTCAACAACGCGAACATCACGACGATCATTCGCGACGGCGGGTATCGCCTCTGGGGGAACCGCACGCTGTCGGCCGATCCGAAGTGGAAGTTCGTCACGCGCGTGCGCACGCTCGACATCGTGATGGATGCCGTGCAGGCCGGCCACAAGTGGGCGGTCGATCGCGGCATAACGGCGACGTATGTCAGCGACGTGACCGAAGGGCTGCACGCGTTCATGCGCGACCTGAAGCGTCAGGGCGCAGTGATCAACTTCGAGGTGTATCCGGACCCGCAGCTGAACACGGCGAGCCAGCTCGAAGACGGCAAGGTGTACTGGAACATCCGATTCACGGACGTCCCGCCGGCCGAAAACCCGATTTTCCGCTTCGAGGTCACGAACCAGTGGCTGACCGAAGTGCTGGATAACCAGATCTAAGGGAGGAACGATGATTCCGGAAACTCTGTACAACTGCACTGCGCACGTCGACGGCCGCGGATACGCAGGTCGCGCAACGAGCATGACGCCGCCGAAGCTGAAGATCAAGACGGACGACTTTCGCGCGGGCGGGATGGACGCGACGGTCAAGGTAGATCAGGGCATGGAAGCGCTCGACGCATCGTTCGCGATGTCAACGATGGAATACGAAGTGCTGCGCTTCTTCGGGCTGGTCGATCAAGGGGCGTTCAACGCCGTTTTTCGCGCGGTCTTCATGGACCGCAGCGGGAAGACGAAGAACGTTGCCGCGTACATGCGCGGCATGCTGCATGAAGTCGATCCGGGCGACTGGAAGCCGGGCGACAAGTACGAGGCGAAATTCTCAGTGTCGTGCGACTACTACAAGCTGGAGATCGCGGGCCAGATCGTGCACGAGATCGACATCTTCGCTTGCAAGCGCGTGATCAACGGCGTCGACCAGCTCGCCGAAGTTCGGAAGGGTCTCGGCATGTAAATGCCCCGTCGACGTCACTCGACGGACACGCAGCAAAGGTACTTTATTCAATCAATGGCGAGCCGACGGCTCGCCATTTTTCATTTCAGGAATCGCAATGGAAAAGGTCACGGTCTCGCTCGCTTACCCGATCAAACTCAATGGCGTCGAATGCGACAAATTCACGATGCGCCGGCCGAAGGTGCGCGACATGCGCGGTGCGCAGAAGCTCGCGCCGAACGATGCCGAGCAACAGGAGCTGATCTTGTTCGCAAATCTCGCCGACGTCTCGCCCGATGACATCGAAGAGATGGACATGGCCGATTACGAGCGCGTGCAGGACGCGTACTACTCCTTTCGATCCGTACGCGAAGCTGGACCGAAAGACGCTCAAGGCGCTGGCGAATCGGCTGGTGCGTGAATATGGCATGTCGCCGACGTCGATCGACGAGATGACGGTCGACGACATGCTCTGGTGGTTGGCGGATTGAGGGGGCCGGGATGGCGAAAGACTTAGCGCTTGGCATCGTGATCGGCGGGGCCGTCTCGGCAACGTTCGGGAAGGCGATCACCGACACGTCGTCGAAGATCGACGCGATGAAGAAGCGGGCGAACGACTCGCGGCTCTGGCAGCGCCAGATTGGCGAGACGATGCGCCTGCAGGACGAGTTCCGTCGCCTGCATCTGGCGGGCGACAGCGCGGCAGACGGCATTCGCCGCAAGCTCGACAGCAATCTGAAATCGCTGCGAGACGCCGGCATCGAGGTTGGCCGGCTCGACCGCGCGTATGCGCAGCTCGGGCGAACCGCTCGCGGGCTGGATCTTAAGGTGGCCGGCCGAGAGCGGCTCGCGGCTGGCCAAGAGGCTGGTCGTGGCGTGATCGGCGATGCGATGAAGCTGACGGCAGCCGTCGCGGTGCCGGCGACGATCTCGGCGAACTATCAGGCGATCATTCGCGACATTGCGATCAAGGCCGGCATTGCGCGCACGCAGGAAGAGGCCGCGATGGCGACGCGGATCAGGCGTGACGCTGGGGCGAACGGTATCGGCCGCAACGAGCTGGCGGACGCCGTCAACCAGATGGTCGCAGGCGGCATGGATCTGGATCGCGCGCTCAACTTCGCGCCGCTGGTCGCGAAGTTCTCCATCGGCCAAGGCGCGACGACGGTCGAAACCGCGAAGATGATCCAAGCGCTGCAGCAGAACGCGGAGATCGTCGACCCGAAGCAGATGTCGAAGGCGCTCGAAGCGATCGCGTATCTCGGCAAAGAAGGGTCGTTCGAGTCGGTCGACATGGCGCGTTGGTTCCCGGTGCTACTCGCCGAGATGAAGAAGATCGGCATCACGGGGCAGGACTCGGTGACGCAGCTCGGGGCAATGCTCCAGGTGCAGATGAAGACCGCCGGCAGTTCGGACGAGGCGGCGAACAACCTGAAGAACTGGTTTTCGAAGATTGGTTCGGGCGAGACCGAACGCAACTACGCGAAGGCCGGTGTCGATTATCAGGCGAAGATGCGCGAGGCGATCGGCAAGGGCTGGTCGACGCTGGAGGCGTCTTTCGTGCTCGCCCGCGCGTACATCGAGCGTGTCGACCCTGCCAAGGCGAAGCAGCTCGCGGCTGCGGCGAAGCAGTTCAATTCGGAGATGGACCCCGCCAAGCGTCAGGCGCAGATGGCCGCGTTCGCCGAGACGATGAAGACCGGCGACCTGTTCAACGACATGCAGGTCAAGGCGGCGCTGACGGCGTACATGCAAAACGCCGAGCTGTATTCGAACCTGAAGCGCAACGCGCAGCAGGCGAGCGGCGAGATCCAGAAGGATCTGGAGGCACGTCGGGAGACGTCCAAACAGATCTGGAGCGAGGTCGGGCAGCGATGGGACGACGCGATGCGCAGCATTGGCGACGCCCTGCGGCCGATCACGGATCGCGTTGGCGAGGCGGCGAAGGGGGCCGGGAGCGGTATCCAGTCCGCAGCAGACAGCGCTCCGAAAGCGACAGCCGCTGTCGTCGGTATCGCCGGCACGGTGCTCGCAGTGCGCGGAGCAAAGGCACTTTGGAGCATCGGGCGGGGCGTGTTCGACATCGCGCGCGGGACGCTGATGGCGCGTGGTGGTCGAGGGGCTGCGGGGCGTGCAGGTGGTGCAGGTGCTGCGGGTGGCGCTGTCGGTCGCGCACTGGATGCGATCGGCGGGGCTGCCGGTGCCGCTGGTGGCGTGCAGCGCGTTTTTGTCGTGAACATGCCCGGAGGGGGCGTCGATGCGGGCGGGCTTGGTGATCTGATGGGCGGTGGTCGTGCCGGTCGAGCCGCGCGTCGCGCTGCAGCTCGGGCGGGGCGGCTCGGCAGGATCGGGCGGGTCGTCAACGCGGGACGTGCGCTCTTCGGTCGGGTTGCGCCGTGGGCAGGGAAGCTGGCCGTGGCGGGGACCGTGCTGAAGTTTGGCCTTGCAGCTCGCGAAGCGTACGCCGTCGCGTCGAGCACCGATACGAACGAGCGGAAGGCGAGCCGTTTCGCCGGCATCGCCGGCAGTCTTGCGGGTGGCGTGATCGGCGCGAAGGTCGGGGCGGCGATCGGATCGCTCGGCGGACCGATCGGAACGGCCGTCCTCGGCGTGCTTGGTGGGGCTGTCGGGACGTTCGTCGGCGAAAAGGCATTCAGCGCCATTGGGAGCAAGTTTCTGGGCAGGAAACCGGACGAGGTGCCCGCGAACGCCGAAGCGGTTGCCAAGGCAGCGAAGGCTGCTGAGAGGCCGGCGGCCGATAGCCGCTTCGGGCCGCGTATCGATCAGAAGAACACCTTCGCGCCGGTCTTCCACGTGAAGATCGAAGCGAGCGATGCTGACATGGCGAACAAATTCCTCGCGCAGGTCAGTCCGCTGCTGACGCGTGCGCTGGACGAGCATCAACGCAAGGCGAACAGTCGAGCTGCGATGTTCGACGCGCCGCATATGTAAGGGAGGCGTCATGGATGTGATTCGACAAATCACGGGGGCCGCGACGCAGGCAGGAATCGCGACCGAGCGCGTGCGCCAGATGGTTCGCATATTCGACCGGAACCGCGCGGCAAGCATGGCGACGGTTGACGTGCTGCAGCGTCTCGCGACCGGCAATCTCAGCAGCGCGGCCGAGCTGCTGACGGGCGCGACGAGTGCGCTGTCGGTGGCGTCGGATCTGTTTCCGCAGGTCGGCGCGGTCATGCGCAGCTTCAATGCGACGCAGGCGTCGATCGGCTCGATTCTGAAGGCCGTCGACGGATCGAATTTCCCGCTTGTGCGGGCTGCCGCTGACAGCGTCAAGTCTGCATTGGGCGGGGCATGGAATCAGTTCAACGCGGCGGTCGGCCTGAAAGACACTGCGGTGATGGATCTGATCAAGTCGACGGGCGTCGGCTCGATGCTGTCCGGTCTGGTCGACGGAGCGTCGTCGAGCACGCCGCACTTGATGACGATGACGACGGATGCCGGCGACGCGTTCCACTTCAACCTATCGACGGCCGCTCACGACAAGCTGCGACGCGCGACGCGGTATCGCGTCGCGTCTCAGGAGCGCCTGAATCGTCAGGAGGCGCTTCAGCCGGTCAGTGAAGGGGGCGAGACGATCACGCTGTCGGGCGTCGTGTTCCCGTCGCTCGGAGCCGGCACGAAGCAGATCAGCCGGTTGCGTGCGATCGGCGGCCGGATGAAACCCGTGCAGCTCACGACGGGCGACGGCGAAGTGCTCGGCCGCTGGCTGTTGCAGGCGATCGAGGAGGAACAGGACGCGCTGTTCGCGGACGGCATGCCGCGCAAACAAACTTTCTCGGTGGAGTTCGGCCGCTATGGCGAAGACTTTAAGAACGTCTGACGGCGATGTGCTCGACACGCTCTGCTATCGGTACTACGGGACGTTACAGGGCACTGTCGAGGCCGTCTATGACGCGAATCCGGGGCTGGCGAATCGACCTCAGCCGTTCCCGTCGGGCGTTGAGATCGTGATGCCGGATCTCGATGCGCCGCGTGTCGAGTCGGTCCAGCTCTGGACATAGTGAGGGGCGATGGAAGCGATTTTTCAGATTGTCGCGAACGGATCGGACGTGACGAAGGTGATTCAGGATCGCGTGCTGGAGATCCGGGCGATCGACAAACCCGGTCTAGACGCAGATGAGTGCACGATCACGCTCGACGATCGTGACGGGCGCATCGAATTTCCTCCGAAGGGCGCGACGTTGAAGGTGTCGATCGGATGGGAAGGTATGGGGCTGTCGATGCTCGGCGAGTACGCCGTCGACGAGGTCGGATTGCGCGGGCCGCCGGCCAGCGTCGTGATCCGGGGCAAGCCCGCGAACATGCGTGCGACGTCGAAGACGCAGCGATACGGGAGCTGGTCGAACGCGAAGCTGGCCGACATCGTCGGCGACGTCGCGCGTCGTAACAAGTGGTCGGCAGCGTGCGACGTCGACGTCGTCGTGCCGCGCATCGACCAGTTCGGCGAGAGCGATCTGCACTTCATCACGCGCGTGGCTCGGCAGTACGGTGCGACGGCGACGGTGAAGGCCGGCAAGCTGATCGTCCTGCCGCGCGGGGGCGGCAAGAGCGCGAGCGGCAAGCCGCTGCCGATCGTCACGCTTACGCCGGGCGACCTGCTCGATTACGACATCAATTTCCCGGATCGCGCGAGCTTCGCGGCCGTGCGCACGAAGGTGCATGACCGCAAGACAGGGAAGAAGATCGATCTGACGATCCCGAACCCTGATGCCCCGCCAGGTGCGTCCGCGGTGCATACCGAGCGTCATGCATTTGCCAGCCCGGAAGCGGCGAAGGCCGGGGCAACGTCGCGAATGGCGACGCTCAACCGGCACACGTCGACGAGCCGGCTGACGATGCGCGGCCGCGCAGATCTGTCGGCCGAGAAGACGATCGCGCTGCAGGGATTCAAGAAGGGCGTCGACGGCGAGTTTCTGATCGAGTCGGTCGAACATACGTTCGCGTCACGCGGGTGGATCACGGTTGTCACATTGAATGGAGGGAACAAGGGGAAAGCGAAGGTCGGGCACGGGAGGAAGAAGGGCAAGAAGATCGATCTGGTGGTGCCGGCGCCGAAGTAACGCCGCGCACTGTTATTTGAAGGCCGCTCACGGGACAACCGGAGCGGCCTTTCTTTTTATCGGGCAAGGGGAACCGATGCAAGACCATGAAAAGACCATTCTGGAGCTGATCATCATGGGCGGTTTGATTGGCGTCGCCAAGGTGTTGGTGGGTAACGAACATTTGACGTTCCGGCTCGTTGCCGGCCGTGCCGTATTGGGATCGGCGACGTCGATGGTGGCGGGGCTCGCACTGCTGCAGATCCCGGATCTGCCGCCGATCGCGCTGCTCGGGCTCGGGAGCGCACTCGGCATTGTCGGGTCGCAGTACCTCGAAGTGCTGCTGCGTCGGCACGCGAAGCGTGTGTTTGGGGAGAAGTAACGATGGCGAGAATCAGTGTTGCCGCCGCAGGCGGAAAGAACCGTGTGGCGTTTCTCGACGCCATTGCGGTCAGCGAGATCGGCGTGGCGCTGCTGGCGAAGTCAGACGACGGCTACAACGTGCTGGTCGGATCGACGGCATCGCGGCCGTTGCTGTTCGAGAGCTATGCGGCGCATCCGAATGTCCTCAACCGGCAGATCCGGGTGCCGTCGACGGCGGCCGGCCGTTACCAGATCCTCACGCGTTGGTGGCGGATCTATCAGGCGCAGATGAAGCTGCCGGACTTCGGGCCGGTGTCGCAGGATCGATACGCGTTGCAGCAGCTCCGCGAGCACGGTGCGTTGCCGTTGATCGACGCGGGGCGGTTTCGCGAAGCCGTGGCGAAGGTTTCGAACGTATGGGCCAGTTTGCCGGGGGCTGGCTACGGTCAGCATGAGAACGACATCGAGCATTTGCTGGCCGCGTATCGCGTGGCCGGCGGGGAGGTGATCGCATGACATGGATCGATCCGCGTATCTGGCTGCTCGTCGTCGCCGGGATCGTCGCCGGCTCGGCCTGCGGGTATTTCAAGGGGCATCGTGATGCCGACCAATCCGCGACGGTCGCGGAGCAGGCGAGACAGATCGATGCCCTGTGGAGCGAACGTAACGAGTTTCGCCGCCGGCTGGCGGCACAAGAGGAGATCGCAACCGATGCTGCAAAGAAACGTGATCAGGCGGTCGCTGATGCCGCTACTGCTGATGCTGCTGCTGACGGCCTGCGCAAGCAGGTCGCAGTGCTCGTTGCCGACGTCCGGCGTGCCAGCGCTTCGGCCGGAAGCCCGGCAGCCGGAGACGCCCTCGATCTGCTTGCCGACGTGTTCGGCCGGTCTGACGAGCGCGCGGGAGAGCTGGCGAAGATCGCTGACGAGCGGGGCATCGCCGGCCAGCAGTGCGAGCGCAGTTATGACGCGTTGATCGGCGACGCGCAATCCAATCTGCCGCAGTAGCGCGGCGATCGAGGCCTGGCGGTCTCGAAAGAAACAGGGCGACCGGAGAGCGTGCAGCAACACGCTTCCCGGTCGCCTTTCCACTGTCTGAGCCAGTGAATCGGCCAAGGCCCTGCTACCTACCGGTAGGCGGGCCGGATTCTACACCAAGTTTAAAAACGGCTTTCACAATGGCAAATCCCATCATTCCTTGGATCGGCGGTAAGCGCCGCCTTGCAGACCATCTGATTCCGCGTTTCCCGGCACACGACTGCTATGTCGAAGTATTCGCGGGCGGGGCCGCGCTGTACTTTCTCCGACCGCCGGCCAAGGTCGAGGTCGTGAATGACGTGAACGGTGAATTGATCAATCTGTATCGCGTCGTGCAGCATCACCTGGAGGAGTTTGTGCGCCAGTTCAAATGGGCGTTGACCAGCCGGCAGGTATTCGAGTGGCTGAAGCAGACGATCCCGGAGACCCTGACCGATATCCAGCGGGCGGCCCGGTTCTATTACCTGCAGAAAAGTTGCTTTGGGGCGAAGCTGGAAGGGCAAACGTTCGGGACAGCGACAACTACGCCGCCGGGTCTGAACCTGCTGCGTATTGAGGAGGAACTGTCTGCAGCGCACCTTAGGCTTGCGAACACGTTCATCGAGCGGCTGGATTGGGCTGCTTGCATTGATCGATACGACCGCCCGCATACGCTGTTCTACCTAGACCCGCCGTATTACGAGACGGAAGGCTATGGCGTGGCGTTTCCATTCGGCGAGTACGAGAAGATGGCGCAGCGTCTGCGGTCGATCAAAGGGCGCGCGATCGTGAGCCTCAATGACCATCCCGACATTCGGCGAGTGTTCGACGGCTTTCACATCGAAACCGTGCCGATTCAATACACGGTCGGCGGTGGGAGGGGCGTCGAGCGAAACGAGCTGATCATCTTCAGTTGGGATGATGCGGCTCAGCCGGTTGGTTTGTTCTAAGTGACGATGCTGGCGTGAATCATCGCGCCAGCATCGTCACTCCGTCTCTGCTAATCAGGCTGGATTTTGCGGGCACAAAAACCATAGTCCATCGCTGTAAAAACCGAGAAGCCGAGTTCGACCAGCACCGACTGCAGTCGGCTGGTAGGCAGAATTCCATAGACCTCCAAGATCGAATAGCCAGGATCGCCAGTGTAGGAATTGTGCTAGTTGAGCGGTTCAATGTAGAACCCGCGCGCCGTCAGGTCCATTTTCGCGTCGCTGAACGAGTCGAAAATATCGTATCCGCATTCGACATACGTGATCGTCTGGTCGAAGTTGAGATCCTCGATGTTGCGCTTCCATGTGAGCGGCAAGTCGGTCGAGTGTCCCGGATCGAAGTGGACGACGCTCAGGTACGGCGGACGGACGCCGCGAGGCGGATACTCCGTGCGTAGTACGAGTTCGACGTTGACGACGACATGGTGTTCCGGAATGCGGTCCGCATAACGCAGCAGGTACGCCCGCAGCGAATGGCCGTCCTTCCGGTCTTGCGCCGAGGCGAAGCCGAACCAGTCGTCGTCGGAATCGCTGAATTCTTCCTGAATCGTGCGCATGTCGATCTCCAGTGCGACGAGCGTCCAGAATGCCACAGGTGCGTCGCTAGGTCAGACCAGTCGCGAAATCGTTCGAGCCCCTTAAAGCCCCGTACTACCGCATCCCGGCCCGCCGCATCTCGGCGCGCAGCAGATGCATCAGCCGATACAACTGGCCCTGCGCGCCGGCAAGGTCGCCTTTGTTCGCGACGTTCTTGTCGGTGTAGAGGTACCAATCCTCGATGCGCTCGAGCGACTTCCTCAGCGCACGGATTTCGACGATTAGCCACCGCACCTGAAGGTCCGTGTACTCGCGCCACAGAGCGCGCAGCTCGGCGTCGGTCGGGGCATCGAATTCGGGCACCTCCGGTCGCAGCTTGAATCGTGGATCCGTCAGAGGAACGCGGTTGCGATCGATCCTGGTCGCCTCGATCGGTGCGGATGTACCGAGGAACACCGACCGCGGGTCCTTGTCGATCCAGAACTCAAATTCGCGTTTCGTGAGTTCGATCGGGGTCCTCAGGCGCGTCTTCTCGCCCTGGAATCCGTACTCCCAGATGTAGGCCCACTGTGGCTTGATCACGGCAGAAATACTGTATAAAAACACAGTGTATCCCGGGGTAAGATGGGGCCGTCAAGATCGAAAATTGGGGACGGCTATGTGCACGAACTACGTCGCGCCTGGCGAGGATCCGGGCCTAAGCGAGCTTAAGATCGACAGCTTCCGCGACCTGTACCGCTGGACGCCGTGGAAGCCCGAGATCTACCAGGACTACGACGCGCCGATCGTCGGTTACGTCGAGGGGCAGTTCAAGCCGCTGATCGCGAGCTTCGGCTTCGTGCCGCGAGCGATCCAGAAGGAGCGTATTGAAGCGGCGAAGGCGGCCGGCAAGAAGCCGGACATCATGCGCACGCTGATGAACGTGCGCGACGACAACGTCGGGAAGTCACGGTTGTTTGCTCCCACGTGGCGAGCCGGCGGCCGCTGCCTCATCCCGGCCAAGTATGTCGTTGAGCCATCGTATCCAGAGGCGTATCAAGGCGAGGATGGCAAATGGATACTCGGGCCATGCATGTGGCAGCGCATCGGCGTAGTCGATCGCCCGACGATGTGCGTCGCTGGTATCTGGCAAACGCTGCGTTGCCGCGACGGAGCGGACGTTCACGCGATGGCGATGCTTACCGTCAACGCTGACGGCCACCCGCTGATGTCGCGCATGCACCGGCCGGCCGATGAAAAGAGGTCTGTCGTGATCCTGCGGCCGAATGACTGGAAAGAGTGGCTGACGACGTCGAATATCGAAGCTGCGCGCGCAATGCTGCAGCTCTATCCGGCGGACGAAATGGTCGCGGAACCAAAGTAA